TGCCCCCTGGTGGTCCGGTAAAAACTCAAACAGTGGGTTTGGGTACACCACAAACTGATTTACAGGCAGCGCGTGTACAGGAATACATGAATTACATGCTGACTCAGGAGATGAAAGAGTATGATCCTGAGACAGACCAGTTGTTGTTTTATCTCCCCTTATCGGGAAGTGCGTTTCGTAAAGTTCACTTTGACCAGTCTTTAAGCCGTCCGGTTTCAAGATTCATACCTTCTGAAAAGCTAATTGTTCCATATGGAACATCCAGTCTGGATAGTGCGGTAAGAATCACTCATGTCATTGACATGCCGACCAATGAAGTTAAGAAGCTTCAGCTTTCAGGGTTTTACAAAAAGACCCCGATGTCTGGCAAAGGCACAGGTGTAGAGGGTTACGATGAAGTTGATGAAGAGATTGATGAGCTTCAAGGTGTCAAGCCCTCCGGTTCTACAGACTACGAAGCAGAACTGTATGAGATGCACATTGAACTGGATATCCCTGGCTTTGAAGACGTAGACGCACAGGGAGAAGAGACCGGAATCAAGTTGCCGTATATCGTGACGTTATATCCGAAAGAGTCTTCAGTATTATCTATTCGCAGGAATTACCTTCAAGCTGACCCAATGCGCAGGCGCATTGATTACTTTGTTCATTACAAGTTTCTACCAGGTGTCGGTTTCTATGGGTTTGGTTTAACCCATATGATTGGGGGTTTGTCCAGAGCCTCGACATCTATCTTACGGCAGTTGATCGATGCGGGTACTCTGGCAAACCTACCAGCTGGTTTTAAAGCCAGAGGTATCAGGATACGCGATGACGATACGCCATTGCAACCAGGGGAATTCAGGGACATGGACGCTCCTGGTGGCTCACTGCGCGATGCGTTACTGCCATTACCGTTCAAAGAACCAAGCGGCACACTGCTTTCTCTTCTAGGTATGCTGGTCGATGCAGGCAAACGCTTTGCCTCGATTGGTGATATGCAGGTCGGTGATGGCAATCAGGAAGCACCTGTTGGCACGACTATAGCTCTGCTTGAGCGCGGTAGCCGTGTGATGAGCGCAATCCACAAGCGCATGCATTATTCACAGCGTGTCGAGTTCAATCTGTTGGCACGGGTATTCAGGGACTCGCCTATCAAGGCATACCCCTACATGATAGCCAATGGGCAGCAACAGCTGATGGCAACTGACTTTGATGATCGCATAGACATCATTCCGGTTAGTGATCCTAATATATTTTCAATGAGCCAGCGCGTTATGCTGGCACAGGAAATGTTACAGATGGTTCAATCGAACCCTCAGATACATGGTCCAATGGGTATACACAATGCGTATCGCAGGATGTATGAGGCAATGGGAGTTCAGCAGGTAGATCAGTTATTACCTCCTCCTCCTCAGCCACAACCTACGCCACCCTCGATGGAAAACGCCATGATGCTTCAGGGTCAACCTGCGCAGGCATTTGAGAATCAGGATCATGACGCACACATTGCGGTGCATTTGTCGTTTTATCAGAGCTCGGTTGCTCAAACCAATCCGCAGATACTGGCTTTGATTCAAGGTCATATCTATCAGCACGTTGATTTCAAGGCAAGAGAGATGGCTATGCAAGATCCTGAGATTATGCAGATGCAACAGCAAATGCAGATGATGCAGCAGCAAGCCATGCAGAACCCTGTTATGCAGCAGCAGTTACAACAGATGCAGCAACAAATGACTCCGATTCTTGAAGACAAGGTCGCTCAGATAAGTTCTGAAATACTTAATGATCTGGCTCCTCAGTTTAAGATACAAAACGAAGACCCGCTGGTTGAGTTGAGGAGAGAAGAGCTTGATATCAAGGCAGCTGATGTAGAGCGTAAAGCTGATGAAGCAGAGCAACGCATTGATATTGAACAGGAACGTCTAGATCGAAACATGGACATGGCAGAAGATCGTTTGAAAACTCAGGTTGATATTGCTGACATGAAGAACGATACTGCGCAAGATAGGATTAATTTACAGCGTGAGGCCCAGATGGCCAAGACCGCAGAAAATATGGCCAAAGACTTTTTTGGGAGAAATTAAATGAGCAGCGTAAGACAGAAACGCGCAGAAGTTCACAAAGCCGAAGCACGCGAAGCTGAGAGGTTAAGAGTCCAAGGTGGCGACATTAGTGAAAAAATTGAGAAACTGGTTGAGGAGGTTGAAGCAACCCCGATTCCAGAAGAAAAGGTAGAAGCCAAAGCTCCAGTTAAAAAGAAAGCCAAGAAGAAGGCTGCTCCAAAAGCCAAGGCTGCAAAGAAATCCACATAGGAGGATCGAATGAATCCAATCAAACGTCAGACTTCGTTTCCACAGCCTACAGTTTCTGATAGCAAGGTCAGTATAAAAGACCAAGGCACAGTTGATTTTGCCAAGACAGAAGACGTTGCTAATCCTGGCCCACCTAAGCCTTTTGGCGCGGGTGAGATGCGTGGTGGCGGTGCAGCAATACGAGGCAAGAAGTTCGCAGGAATCTTCTAGTAAATGTATCTCGCTCCTCAAATGCGTCTTGCTGCTCTAGGCCAACAAGGGCAAACTTTATTGCCCCGTCAAAAACGAGACCGAAGCTCTGACTTTAAAAATGTCACTCCTGAACGCATGCAAAAAGCTGAAGAGGAAAGGCGCAGATATTTAGAAAGAAATAATGGGGTTGATAAACACAACCTTGCTGATGACATATATAATTTCATGGCAACCCAGCCTGGTGATACAGGGCATGTGACTGCTAGTCTTCCCCAGCTACCACAAGACATAATGCCGAAAGCAATCCAAGACAGAAGAGCGAGAATGGATATAGCGCCCCCAACAAGACCTGGTGGCATGGAGAGTCTTTCTGGTTCTTTGGGGGGTCAGATCAGACCCAGTCCATATTCTGCTCCGCAAATGCCACAAATGGGCGGTGGTTTCGGTGGCAATCAAGGCATGCAGCAGTTTATGCAGTTCATGCAAACCATGATGCAGATGTTCCAACAGTTTCAAGGTGGTGGTGGGCGAGGCATGGGCGGTGGTTTCCAAGGGCCATCTCCATTTAAGCCGCAACAACAGCAATATGGACAATACCAACCACGAAGAATGTCAAATCAGTTCAACTCTAACAACGCCTTTGGCGGGTATTAAAAGTTATGAGAATTAACATACCAGGGATCGGGCTTCAAGATATTGATATGGAAGAGGTTCTTGGAAGAGCTTCAACAATTCCCAGACCTCCGTTAAATAAAAAAAGACAACCGCCTAAAACGCCTGTAGTAGAGCCTAAAGGCAAGCCTCCTGTATTTAAAAGACCTCGGCCAACTCGCGTAGATACTACTCCTAAACCAAAAGCGCCAAGCGAAGCTGAACTCTCTAAAGCATTAAAAGAGTTTTCAGAGCAGATTAAATCAAGACCTTCTTCAGAAAGACCTCCGGTGTTGGGATCAATACCAGGGGCTGGCGGTATAGAAACAATTAACATCCCTGGTGTTGGGCAGATTCAATTGCCAAATGTACAATCTGGTGAAGTGGAAACCCCACCAGGTATATATGATGATTCAAGAAAATTTGAACTGGAGAAGTCTGATCTAGTTGGGGGAGGAATAAACCCGTCTATTGGAAAAAGAGCAGATGGTTCGACTATACGTCTAATGGACCCAGATGCTATGGATTACATTAAGTCTCAAGATATGTATGAACCATATGCAGGTTATAGAAACCGAGAAGACGATGATGATGAGGACACTCCTCCAGTAGATTTTCAATCACCCTCTGAGTATTTGTCTGAACAGGAAATGCAAAACATTACAACCCCAAATCCATCATTAACCGAAGAGCAACTAAGACAGTTGTACACTTCTGGAATGATGGATTATGACGATGACTACTTTACAGAT